TAGATTACTTCAAGTACCAGAGGAACCATCTATTTGGTCAGCAGGTGGACGAGCATTCCACTATGCAGCAGAGTTGTATGACTATGACAATTAACCCATTATGGGAACAAGCGTGGCGGAAAGAGACCGAAGGTCTTGACTTTGCTAACGCACGAGTAGCAGGACGAGCGACTAAACTCAACCCTAACAAGGAAGATGCTGCTTGGTGGTACGAACAAGGTTCCATATGGACTGACAACTACATCCTATGGCGCAAGAACAACCCTAACTGGAAACTTTGGACAACACCTCAGGGTGCCAAGGCTATCGAGTTAGAGTTAAACCCAGTCATTGCTGGAGTGCCAGTGAAGATGTTCATTGACAGAATCTTTGAGGTCGACGGCAAGTTAGTTATCGTTGACTTGAAGACCTCTCGTGCACGTCCTCAATCTGACCTTCAGTTGGGCTTCTACAAAATAGGAGTCGAGATGATGCTGGGTGTTGAAGTCAATCTAGGAAACTACTGGATGTCTCGTGAGTCAGGGACAGGAGAGATGATTGACCTAAGTAGGTATACACAGGACACACTTGAATACTTTGTTGATGGCTTTGACAAAGCGCGAAAGGCTGGTATATTTCTACCGAACCTACAATCGTGCAATTTCTGTGGACTCACAGAACATTGCCAATTCACGAAGGAAAAATAAATGCTCAAAGTAAATACACTAACAGCACAAGATGTGTTGGTAGCACTTGAAATGAAACTCATTACACAGGATGAAGCACGCGAAGCATTGGGCTTTGTAGCAACTAAGGAGGACAAGTAATGGCAGAAGATTGGAAGTTACAGGTCTCATACAAGACCAACGGCGGGGATATGGTAAATGTCCGTGCTAATACTGCAGATGAACTCAGCGTATTGCTAGAGGGAATCTCTGATTACTCAACACAGATTGCAGCAACAGGAAGAATGCTAAATGGTGCAGGTGTGGCAGCCCCTTTGGGGACTCCTACTTCAACTCCCGCGCAGCCAGCAACTCCTACCTTCGTAACCGCCCCGACAGCGGAAGCATCAGGTACCACGCCAACGTGTTTACACGGGGAGCGAAAGTTCCTATCGGGAATCTCGAAGAAGAACGGCAAGCCGTATCGGATGTGGGTTTGTCAGCAACCACAAGACCAAGGGCAATGCTCACCAGTCAATGGTTAGACATTGACATAAACTAGAATTGGTAGAGGGGTATTTATTAGGGGAAGATATTTACCCCTCTGCCAACTTAAGACGGGAGATACAAATGGAAAAAACAATTAAGTATTTATTGCAAGAAGCATACGTTGATGGTTACAAAGATGCTCGTATTTCAATTGCCGATGAACTTGAGAAGGCAATGTATTACATCCCAAATGAATATATGGAAGATACTGGTAGTGGCATACCACACGCTTACACTGAGGGAATAACCAACGGCAGAAATCAAGCCCTTGAAATCATACGAGGCAACAAGTGAGAACCCTTGTACGCTCAGTAGGAAGAGCAGACATTGGTGGCGAACCGTTGCCTTCTGTATTCCGAGCATTTGATAACAACAAAATAATTCTACGCAGAGCAGAAGTCTCTATGTTGGCAGGTACTCCAGGTGTGGGAAAGTCCACTCTGGCACTGGCTTTAGCCCTCAAGATGAAGGTACCTTGCTTGTATATTTCAGCAGATACTAACGCTCACACTATGGCTATGCGCCTTGCATCAATGATTAGCGGTAAGAATCAGACTGATGTTGAAACACTAATGAACAATGACTACGGCTGGACAAAGGCAACTCTCTCACGAGGTGCACACATTGTCTGGTCATTTGAATCATCTCCTACTCTGCAAGATATAGACGAGGAAGTTCAAGCCTTTGAAGAGTTGTGGGGTTGTCCACCTACTGCAATCTTTGTTGATAACTTAATGGACATTGCCACCGATGGTGGTGAAGAGTTCGCATCTATGCGTGCGATTATGAAGGAGTTGAAATTTCTTGCTCGTGATACTAACGCCGCTATTATTATTTTGCATCATACTTCTGAGGCTGTACCTGGAAATCCTTGCCAACCTCGCTCGGCTCTTCAAGGTAAAGTCGCGCAACTTCCTGCTCTTATTTGCACTCTTGGAGTTGTTGGTACTTCTATGGCTATTGCCCCTGTAAAGAATAGATACGGAAGAGCAGATGCAAACGGGGATTTGTTAGCGTGGCTAGCATTTAATCCTGAGTATATGTTTATGGACGACATCCCAGAGAATAGTTGATGATGCAAATAAACAAACAGAATCATAAAGGTTCCTTTGCTTTAGGTGTGAGGTACACTAAAGTAATTAATTACAGAGACCATTTAAAAAAATATAGAAGCACACTGCACGCAGTTCAATTAATGTGTGGTCCATTTTTGCTATCACTCGAATGGCAAACAACCAATGCACTAGAAAAGAAGTTAAGGAAAGCAAATGATTAGAGAAGAAGAAGACGATATGACTCAAGAGATGCGTGCTTTTGTTCTACTTGAACTCAAGCAGGAAACTGCTAAGTTAATCGAGAAGATTGAATCAGCAAAGGTACCAGTCACAGATGAGTGGACAGAAGGAGTTAACGCTGGTTTAGGATGGGCTGTTCGTATTCTTCGCGGAGACAAGAGTGCATCTTAGATGGTTGATATATACCTGACTCAAGAAGAGATTGATTCCTCTCTTGCATTCGTTGACGCTATGCGTAAAGATAAGCAAGAGTTTAACGTAACAGACAGAAAGTTTGATGCGAATAATACTTCTTGGGCTGTCAATCTAATGGGTCATCTAGGCGAGAAGGCAGTAGCCAAAGTCTATGATGTGTCAGTAGATGACAGGGTACTTACTGGTGGAGATGAAGGTCACGACTTAGTTATCAACGGTAAGACTGTTCAGGTTAAGACAACTGTGACTAAGCAGTTAATCTTTAACAGCAAAGAACTTTTCTCTGCTGACTATGCAATCCTTGTAACTCTTATTGGTGACAGAACACAGCCACACATCAACTCACACTTCATAGTGTGGGGCGATATCTCACGAGAGAAGTTCTTAAGTGTATGCTTTGAGAAAGACTTTGGATATGGGGTTAGGTACGTATGCAACTTAGAAGATTTAGGACAGGAATTAAATGCCGTCTCAGTCGCGTAAGCATCGGGGATATCGTAGTCAAAAAGTACTGGCTAATTATCTGGTTGACAATGGCTTCCCTTTTGCTGAGAGTACTGGGGCTGGTCGCAGTGGCACTGACGTTACTGGGACTGTGGGTATTGATTGGGAAGTAAAGGCAAGAACAGGGTTTAATCCTAGTGCTGCCATTGCACAATTAAAAGATAGAGCAAATGATAAAGACCTAGGCATAGTTGTGCTACGCTTGAATGGTCAGGGAGAAAAGAGTGTGTCCGATTGGGTGTGCTTACTGAGACTGGAGGATGCAGTGAAACTATTAAGAGATGCAGGATATGGTGATAAGAATTGACAGCGACCTTCCGCCAATCGCGGACATACTCAGACACTACGGTGCGAATCTTAGACAAACACACGGGCAAGTTAATCTCAAATGTCCGTTTCATTCAGACACGCACCAATCAGGAAGTGCAAACCTTGATAAGAACATCTTCATTTGTTTCGCCTGTGGTGTCCAAGGAAACAGCATTCAAATTATTGTCAGACAAGAGGGGATGAGTTTCAATGAAGCAAAGCATTTTGCAGAAGGAATTACTGGGGAAAGCAGCAGCAGGGTACGCGGAAAACATTTATCAGGCGGAAGATTACCTAAGAAGCAGAGGTATTCCTCTGGAAGTAGCACGTCTGGCGTCATTAGGCGTAGTCGCGGAGCCTGAGACAGGGCACGAAGCCTTCAAGGGTAGGTTGTCTATCCCTTACATTACTAAGACTGGCGTAGTTGATTTAAGATTTAGAAGTTTAAACCCTGCAGTTGAACCAAAGTATATGGGTATGACTGGGGCTGAAACCAAGATGTATAATGTGCTAGATGTGGAGAGAGCCAGTGACTTTATTGGAGTTTGTGAAGGCGAGTTGGATACCCTTACTCTTTCTGCTTGCGTTGGGATTCCCTGTGTTGGAGTACCAGGTGCGAACAGTTGGAAGAAGCACTACACACGATTGCTGGCAGACTTTGAAAGGGTCTTTGTATTCGCAGATGGCGACCAGCCTGGAACGGAATTCGCCCGTAGTCTTGCCCGCGAACTACCAGTTACTATCATTCAACTACCCGACGGACACGATGTTAATTCAATGTTCGTGCAGGACGGTGTTGACTACTTCAATCAAAAGATGGGTGTAAATGAACATTGAGGATGAGCCTCCCCATAATCATTGCCACGACTGCAACATAACCTTTCCCGATTCGTTTGCTTTGATAGACCACTATCTGGAAGAGGACGAAACGTTTGACCCGTACTACCTGTTGCCCTCTGGATTTAAACTTATGCTAGGGTCAATGCTACGGTTTTTGTTCGACAATGCACACGACGCAGACCAAGTTAAACTCATAACTCAGTCTACTTATGTTACACTATTTGCTAGTGAGAATGGTTACGACTTACTAGATGAGTTAGTTGAGGATATGATTGTGAAGTCTGCACTTCAAGACTTTGACCGAGACTTACAAAACTTATTAGCGGAGGAACCAGATGACAAAGAAGGCGGAGCGTGAAGAGATATGGCAGATTATTCAGTATCTCGCGGGAC